TCTAGTTTTTTACACAAATCCATTAAATGGGTTGTCAGTATAAAATCAATGTTTTTCTGTTCTATCAAATATTTGACAAATCCGTAAGAACTAGCACAAGCTTCAGTTGGATTTGTTCCGGAAAATAATTCATCGAATATGCAAAAATGTTTTTTGCCATCTTCTAAACTTTCCAATATTTCTTTGCATCGTCTAGCTTCAGCTTGAAATAAACTATCACGACCAGATGTATCCGGTATATTCAAATAACAATGAATATGATTGTACGGACTAATCGTCGCCTTTGAATAAAATCCATATCCAAATCCTTGAGAGAAAATCAAATTAAATAATACTGTTTTTAATATAGTCGTTTTTCCGGAAGCATTCGGACCTGTTATAGCCATATTCTTGCTTAAATCAATGTCATTTTTTACTGCTTCGTTAAACATTAAGCATGGATAATAGGCGTGTTTCATCTTTGTTTTCTTTCCAAATTTACATTTATTTATGAATTTCTCTCTACTCAATCTATTTAATCCATTCATATGTTCAACAAATGAATTCATGCCTATGCTAAATTCGATTGTACTTTGAATGTCCTTGTTTATATGAAATTCATAAAAGTATTTCATAATATATCCTATTTGTTTCGATTTGGTATGTAATTTAGTTACATCGAAATCAGTAATTACGTTCAGTTCATTTACTAATTTGGTACAATACTCTTTGTGAGGATATATGCTTTGTAAAAAGGGTAAATATGTATTATGTTTCATACACACTAGTTCTAATTTGTTCATGTTCTCAATAGTCGTCGTTAAGTAATCTCTCATTAAAAACAAATCTTCGTGAATCGACTTGAAATTTTTATAGAAGCGATAACAGACAATGGAATTCTGATAAATGGAAAACACGTAAAATACAACAGACACTACTGCATATATTCGTTTCTCCCATGAGATGTCCTCCATAATAGTAAAGATATTTCCTAGTGCGTGTTTTGAAAATATATTCATCAGCACTTTGTAATAGCTTTCCAGAGTGATTGGTATTCCGCTGAATTTCAACATAAAAAAAGGCACTAACAGTAATATAACCGGTAAAATAAGACTTAATATAGGACTCACTAAATTATAAATGCTAAGTAATTGAAGAAAAAGAGAGGAATGATTTAAAAATTTGAAAAAATCGACATCGACGTAATAATATCGGTCTATGAAATTTTCGTCTCCTTTTATTTTTTTCCATAGTTCATAAAACTCGTCGTATTGTTTTTGCTTTGAATATGGGTTGTCATCTAATTTCCATGAACTTATTATTTTTTGACTCTGTTTCAAAAAAAGCTTATTGTTCGTGTAATATTCGCATAATTTATGTAGTTGTTCTTTTCCTATTTTTGATTTTGGTTGTATAACAGTTTCCATTAAACATTTTCTATTGCTATTGATATTGTCTTGAGTTACTTGATCAATTCGACTATCTTTACTGACTTCATTATTACTGTCACTATCATATTCTTCAGTGTCCTCCTCCTCATTCACAGCTAATAATTCTAAATCATTAATAATATTACTATCCAGTTTTTCCTTATTTTCTAAATAGTATATCGGCAATTCGAATTCTGAATTCATTAATTAGTATATTTGACGAATTAATAAATCGATTCTATACGAACATGTTATATTATGTATTGTATCGTATTTTTCTATTTTTAATCCCACATATCTATCTTCTTTATTATGCTATATTAGCAATGGTTGCGGGCATTTCTTCTATTTGCGTCTCATAATACTGTTCAATCTCTTTTATTTTTCGAATATCACGCTGAGTAATGAAATTAATTCCCATTCCTTTTCTTCCCCATCTACCTGACCTACCAATTCTATGAATATATGTATGAATATCCTTTGGTATGTCAAAATTAATCACCGTACTTACTTGTTGAACATCAATACCACGAGCTGTTAAATTAGAAGAAATTAATACTCGTGACCCACCATTTGTAAATTCTTTATATGCTTTCTCTCTTTCCGTCTTTTCCATTCCACTATGAATACAGCATACAGGGAAATTATCTTTACGTAGAGCCTCGCATAAATCACTCACTCTAGTAATGCTATTACAATAAATAATACATTGACTTACGGATATACATTCAAATAAATCCTTCAATGTTTCATATTTTTGCGCGTCGTTTTCCAAAGCAACATAATATTGCTTAATTCCTTCTAAAGTAACACTTTCGGTCTTGACCAAAATCTTGATTGGATCGCGCATAAACTTTTCAGTCAATGATTGAATCTCATTTGGAAGTGTTGCGCTGAACAAAGCCACTTGTACTTTGCTGCCTAAGAATTGGAAAATATGATAGACTTGCTCTTTGAAACCAGCCGACAACATTTCGTCCGCTTCGTCAATGACTAATAATTTGACGGATTTCGTAACTAGTTTTCTTCTGCGAATCAAATCATGTACTCTACCTGGAGTACCAACCACAATCTGAGGTTTTCGTTCTAATTCTTTCATATCCTGATCCATAGAACGACCACCAATGAATAAAGAACATTTCATATTTTCTATAAATGTACCTAGTTTTGAAATAACGTCATGGATTTGAATGGCCAACTCTCGCGTAGGAGCCAAGAGTAATCCTTGTACTTCATTCAACGTTTCATCAACACATTGCAATGTTGATACGGAAAACGCACCGGTCTTTCCAGTTCCAGACTGGGCTTGTGCGATAACATCTCTCCCTGTTAAAATTGGCATGATTCCTTTCTTCTGAATCGGACTGGGATTTTCAAAACCATGACTATAAATTCCACGTAATAAATTCTCCTTTAAATTCATATCACTCCAATTATGAGTTTCGGTAGGTGTATCTGTAGATGTATCTGTAGATGTATCGGTATCATTTTTTTTTACGGACGATTCGGTTATATGTTCTGTATTTGCTTCTATAGGCATAATATCAATACTATATTTATGTTATAATATTTAAGTATGTTAAGTTAGATATGTAATAATAATAAACATTGGTAATGAATATTGGTAATGAATATTGGTAATGAATATTGGTAATGAATATTGGTAATGATATTGTTGAGAATATGAGAAACAGTCACCTTATTTTATTATTTATAATAAAAATTGATATAAAATAATAACTATATTCTTTTTATATTACACAATGACTACAGTAATTTATACTATACAAGATTTTGATAATATTAAATGGTCCGATAGTAGTTTTACATTGCCTCAAGTAACAACTGACTTGATTAATTTACTAACCCAACAAGTAGGAGCTCCAACTTATGTAAAAACTCCATCCTTTTCAAATAAAAATACTAACAACAATGATAAAAACTCGTATAGAAAGAAGAAAAGACGTAACGAAGAAGCTAATACAACCGACGATTGGCAATCACTTCGCAGTTTTCAGAAAACAGAATTTGTTAAAAAGGAGGGTATCGAAAAAGAGATTGATGGTATCCGCGCGTTAATTAATAAATTAACTGATAAAACATATGACAGAATTATTGAGAAATTAACAGAAACTCTAGATGAAATTAAAGACAATGAAACATGCGATGGGGTCTATATTGATAAAATAGGTCATTTTATATTTACCATGGCTACTTCTAACAAATTCAATAGTAATGTTTATGCTAAATTGGCCAATGAATTACAATCTAAATATGAATTTATGACGAATATTGTTGATAATAATATTAATGAATTCATGAACTTGTTTGAAAATATGGAATTTGTATCACCAGATGACGATTATGACAAATTTTGCGAAATGAATATTATAAATGAAAAACGCAGAGCAATGAGTCTATTCCTTACTAGCTTATATAAACATAAAGTCCTTACTTTAGATTTTGTATTTGATAAAATACAAAAGGTTCAAAATATGATTATGAAAGAAGAGACAATGTTAAATGAATCAAGTCGCATGGAAGTGGAAGAATTATCCGAAAATTTATATATTCTTCTTACGAATATTCCCTTTTCGACACTTGTTTCTCATAGCGAATGGAAGCAAATTATGAATAATTTATTGCAAATAAAAAATACAGACACCAAAGTATTTATGGGTATTTCACCTAAAACTAAATTTAAACATATGGATATTTTAGATAAGCTCAAGTGAGATAGGAACATGATAAATACTTGAGTATGATAAAGTATATGATATTACTCAAAAAAGAATTAAAAACGTTTAATCGTATATATGTACATGAAGAATACTGAAATACGATACGAAACCAATGAACTAGGACCACCTATTTGTAATACAGAAGAAAAAATAGAAATTGACAAAATGATATTAAATGAATGTTTTTTTTCTGAACTTGATTTAGATGAAGATGATGTAGGTTTTCACAACAATATGAATGATGCAATACATGACGATGATAATATAATTGCACAACATGTTGATTATTTTGAAAATTATACTGTGAAAATGCTACAACATATTGCTAATTATTATGAAATACCAAAGAGGCGATTGAAAAAGGAAGAGTTGATAGAACTTATCATTCAATTTGAAAACGAACCGGAAAATTCAATACAAGTATATAACCGAAAAAGATGTTGGCATTATATACATGAACTCCAAAATGATACTTATTTTGGAAAATTTATCTCTTTTCAGTAGAATATATAATAGGTAAAGTCTTTTTAGTAGATAAAAAATATAAAAAATATAAATAGTAATATATAATTAATCTATAATGGTGAATTCTATATTAAATCCCAAAATAAACTACCCTGAAATAAAAAAATTAGATCCTGAAGATGTTAATTTTGACGCTTCTATGTATGAAATCATGATTTTAGGTCAAGATATTGTCATCGCATTAGGTCAAGCAAAGTATGCATTTATAGATGATAATATAATATATTATCCTATTTATTTAGTTGAAAACGATAAAGTATCAAAACAGCTTGGGGTTTATGAAATTATGTCTGACCAATTACCAAACGTTGTCGATGAAGATGGAGATATAGAATTAAAAGATATTGATGAACCATTATTATACAAGTTTGTTACTATTGAAATGCTTATTGGGAAAAATAGTCAAAAACGCGGTTCTAAAACGGATAACTTCAAAGAGGATGAAGATAATGATATGGAAAAGGAGAATGCTGATGCTGATGCTGATGTTGATGATTCGTCGTCAGACGATGATGAACAATCTGACAAAGGGGAGGCCAAAACAGTTTTACCAGAGCAAACGTTAAAGCAAATGGAAAAGGAAGACGATGAGTATAAAAAAGAAAAGGGACAAGAATGGGTACAAGAATTTCTGAAAAGTAATGAATATCATCTTATTGACAATGAGGGTGGAGGGGATTGTTTGTTTGCGGTAATTAGAGACTCATTTAAGTCAATTGATAAAGAGATGACTGTTATGGATTTGCGTAGAAAA